ATGAAAGGAGAGCGTCGTCATCCAAAGTGGTTATTACTGCGTAAAACTCGTGACTTCAATTTCATTATCCTTAACCGTAAGGGTAATGGTCCATTCTCATACCAACTTGGTGCTGGTCCAATTCTTGATGGTGAATCATTGGGCAACCGGGCTGTGACACATAAAAACAAATTTTACATGGATGTAGGAACAGCACACAATCAACAAAAGGCATTCAAAGTTGGCGATATTGTTCGAGCGACTATTACTGGTGTTTCTAAGAAGCGAAGAAAAAGTCGAGATGTGTACAATGTACAAGTGGGACAAATAGAAAGTGAAGGTGAAGGTGAAGGTGCGGCCAGCACAGAATCACTCGACTTACTCACAAAGTCATTTTCACCTATACTCATACCACACGATTTAGAATACCACAACAATACCATTCAAGTAATTTTGAAAAATATCGACACTGTGGTATATCAAGTTGAAAGGATTGGAGAAAGTTGGTATCTACACACACCTTCTTCCGCTTTGGGTGATTTGAGAAAGTCAAACTATTCAATCACATTAGCAGAAAGTCTTCATCCATATTGGCATACCATTGCTCCATTGATGATTGAAGGTCATCTTATGAAGTTGGAAATGGATGAAAAAGATGTACCGAGTCGTAAAAGACAAGATGAGCAATCGGCAGGGGTGTTGGATGAAAAAGACGACAATCGTTTGCTTAAACCTTCAACAAAGAAAGCACTTGAAGTAATCAGTAGGGCTTTAGACCAACTTGCTAAAGAAAAATTGACTTGGACTGGACCAAAAGGCTTAGGAATTGATATGGCTACACCTATAGAATCACCAAGCGGTCCTACAAAATTAACCGAAGAAAGCAACTTACCGGATTATGATGGCAAGAAAAGGCCGGATGAAGAGGAAATAAAACCCGATTCCGCAGAAAAAAAGAAAAAGCCAATAAAACACATTGAAATGAAGACCGATGAAGACGAGTCCATCGTTTATGACGATGAAAATGATACTCCAACTCTTTCAATGTAATAGTATCATTCTATATACCATGACAATGAATCGGAGGGTAATGTTGTCCCTTAAGCGACCTACCTCCGGCATTGCTCTCATCAAGGGCAGTTCCGATATGGTTATCGCTGGCTACGCATCAGTTGAACTGGTGGACAAGCAAGGCGACCTCATTACCCGTTCAGCACTAAAGGATGCTTTTGGCGGATTCATGAAGAGTGACAAGTTCCGCAATGTACAACTTGCTCACTCTAACATTCAAGTGGGAGAAGTTATTGACTCCTATGTTGACTCAAACGGAAGGATGTGGAAATCCGAAGTTGATGATACTGGTATGTTTGTGGTTGTTTCACTTCGCAACGACATTGAAAAGGCTCGTGAAGTGGCCGCAGAAATCCGTAAGGGTAATCTGCAAGGATTTTCCATTGGAGGACAGGCATTCAAGCGAGTGCGAAAGTCCGATGGAGAACACGGAGATTACCAAGAAATTAGTAAGATGGAACTACATGAGATTACGATTTGTGAAAAGGGAATTAACCCCGAAGCACAATTTCGCATTCTAAAGGAGGACACCAACATGACCACAGAAAATGACTTAAACAATGTTATGAACAGACTTGAAGCACGACTTGACGCAATGGAAAAAGGCGAAATGCCTCCCGGCCTCAAAGAACACATGAACGACAAAAAGGATGATTCCGAACCCAAAGAGGAAAAGAAAGAATCCAAAAACCCATTCGCTGACAAAGACGAAGACAAAAAGGATGATGAAGATATGAAAGATGATAAGATGTACGCAAAGAGTGAATACAGCGATGTAATCACCGCTGAATACCTAAACTGGATGGAAGACACCCTCAAATCTGCTGGTGTTGACACTATGCAAGCACGAACACATTTCGACAACTTGGAGAAGGCACAACTTGGTGGCTTCGACAACCCCGACGCTGTTGACGGTGCTGACTACTTCGGTGGTCAAGTCCGTGGCCGAGGACAAGAGAACGGAAGCCCATCAACTGGTGCAATCAACGCTATCACCTCAACCGGTGGTAAGACCCCATCCGGCGCACTCGGACCTGTTTCGATGAGCAAGGGCTACCTTAACCACAACAATGTTTCTTCAAGTGATATTGAAGCCGCATACGAAGTGTACAAAGCCGCCGCATTGGAACAAGGATTCCGTGGCGACCTTGAATCTCAATTTGCTGACCGATTGAGCAAAGAAATGGCAATCGCAAAGCATGAGGCTGAAAAAGCCGAGTTCGATGCTCGTGCCCCAATCAATGAAGTGATGAAGTCCATCAACGCTCTAAGTGAGCGAATTGATAACATCGCCATTTCCGGCACATCAATTCAAAAGTCGGCTTCTACAACGAATGTCGAAGTCCCATCCACACAAGACTTGGGCAACATGTCTTGGGATGAAGTACACAATCTCGCCGCTTCGGTCACACGAGGGGCTTGAAAAACAAAAAAATAATGGAGATGAAAAATATGGCAAGAGATTATATCCGAAGCGTGACTGACATGGAACGATACTACTACGGCGCAGGGAACGCAATGGGCTATTCCTACTCCGGTAGTGAGTTGCTCAAGGCTGACAGCCCTATGCTGTCCTCAACTGCTGGTACTTACCAAGCGATTTATGGTCGCAAAGTTTGGTCCCAATTGAACCAAGAGTTCAACGCATTTTCAATCCTACCAAAGCGACCGTGGGAACGCAGTGGATGGCGAGTCATCACTGCACGACCTTCGTTCACTGTTGGCGGCGGTGTTGCAGAAAACGCAACCCTACCGGACACAACCAAGCCTATCTTCCAACACATTGCCGCAAAGCCGAAGACTGTGGTTCACACCTTCGACATGAGCGAAACTGCAATGTTCCTTGCTGACAAGGATGACGGACTGGGCGACATTCGCTCAATCCTCAAGGAAGAAATGGGTAAGCACCACGCCGAGCATATCAACAAGATGCTTCTTGTTGACAAGGCTACCGCCGCTGGCAACGATTTCGAGTCACTTGACCGAATCACCACTGGTGCATCTTCTTCCGCTAACGAAGACATTTACTCAATCGACCGAAGTGCAAACTCTTGGTCCCTTGCAGAACACGATGAGAACTCCGGTACTGACCGAACTCTCTCCCTCGACCACTTGGACACCATCTTCCAAAAGACATGGACCCGTGGTGGCAATCCAAAGGTCATCCTTACAGGATATGACACTTTGATGCGCCTTCAACAACTCCTACAGTCGCAACAGCGATTCATGGAAGAGAAGCGAATCACTCCTACCTACAACGGTGTGAAGGGTGTTCCCGGTATCGAAGCCGGATTCATCGTCGCTACCTACAACGGTGTCCCAATCATCCCATCTAAGGATGTTCAAGCAGACACCTTGAGCCGCATGTACTTCCTCGATACGGACTACTTGTACTTCTCAACCGCTATCCCGACCCAATACTTCGAGAGTGGTATTGAAACTGGTGACCCATTCGCAATCAACCGTCTTGGACAAGAAGGAATGTACCGAACTATGGGAGAACTATGGACGACTTTCTTCGGAGGACACGCTTCAATTCGTGACCTTAAGTGATGGTGGATGAGAAAAAAAATAATGGAGATGACATAATATGGCACACAGTAATTTGACAGTGACGACGACCTACTTGGATATTGCAATTGGTGGAAACACACCGGGCGCACCTCAACTTGTTCCTAACGCAAATGGAACTGTTGGCGACAACACAGCATGGCTTTCCGGCGTTGCTGATTCCAGCGATGCGACCAAGAAATACCCCGGTAATTTGGATGCTTTCCAAGCCGTGAACTCAAGCGCAAACAAACCAATTTCGGGACTCCGACTTGTTTCGGTTCTCCTAACCGGTGACACAGGAACAGCACACACCTTCGATGTAAACGCATACGACAGTGGACTAAGCAAGGTTTTCGCTTTGCTCTCCCTTGTCAACGACACCGACACCGACGAATCTTTGTTGGCGGCGGCTACCGTTGTTGCACACGAATCGGGTACAATCGCATATACAACTGGTGGGGCAACAGATGTTGTCTTGCTAACTGCAATCGTTGGATGAGGTGGGCTAATTGCCTACTGTGACCTTTTTGGGACCGTTCTTTGAACGCCCCATGCGACACGCAATGGGTATGTGGACTCGTGGAGAAGTCGTTGAAGTTGAGCAAGAATGGCTCAACGAGTGGCGACACACACTACCCGCATCACGCTTCTTGATTGAAGGTGAAGAGGAAAGTACCACAGACGCAGGTAATGACGGCTTGCCCGACACGGGTTGGAGCCGCAAAGACATTCTTGCTTGGTTAAAAGCACAAAAAGTACCTACGGGTGCTGGCTATCTTACAAAGACTGCCGCACTCAAACTGGTTGAGGAACATTTGAACCCTACACCAGTTGAGGAATCTTTAAGTGAAGTTGAACCCAGCGAAGAAACAACAGGAGATGAACAATAATGGGAACTGTAGCACAAGATATACGAACGCATGTAGTAGGCGACCTTTTGATGTTGTCCGGTACATTTGTAGCAGGTGGAAGAGAAGTTGATTACTCAAGCCATCTTACCAGCGTGATAGCCTCCGGTGGACACATTACATCGGGAATTGTCACAACTGGCGTACTCATTAACCAAGGGGCACACGAAGCCGCTGGACAAACAACTTTGACAGTCGATGGTACAAACGCTACCCTTGCTCTTTACCCCGGCCAATCTATCTACGCCGTTGATGGTACTTTTCAAGGCGTTTTGGCGGGAGTGGCCGCTACTGAATTGACTCTTGAAGCACCGGGTCTTATTGCACAAATGGATGACGATGCACCTATTTGCGTGTTCGGAGCCTACAAGCCCGGAGTCACACTTATCAGCAAGAGTCTTGACATTTCAGTGGATGAAACTCGAAAGGTACTCGTTATCGACGCACCGCAAAACACTACACCACCGGACGGTACTTCGGATTCGGCCGGTCGATGGTGGATTCTTGGTCAACGCTGAAACGGTGACTTAAATGGCATCACTAACCAAGATTGGCGTAAAGTGCTTCGGCCCTTTCTCGCCTAAAGAGGTAAATGCGGCGGCTACATGGGCGGCGGCAGTTGAAGACCTCATTCAAGCGGTTGCTGATTCAAGCAGTACGAGTTCTGTAATTGATACCGAAGTATTCCCTGTATTGGGAAATGTCTTTGTCATGGTGACATACCAACTCGCTTGAGGTGAGTAGGTATGGGATTTGATGCAAGAACCCTCGACCTAAGCGATATGATGCGGTCGAGTAAGCAAGGTGTCAAGAACGATAGTGAGTACAGTATTGCCGCTGTGACTGACGAGCAAAACCCCCTCAAGGGTATTACATCTTCACAACGCAACCGTAATCGTAATATCGGTGATGTGCTGAACATAGGTTCGGGTACACGCTGTACACACTGTGGCTTCCTTCATTTTATGTGGAGGGCCACTTGTGGTAGTTGTGACAAACCGATGGAATACAACTTAGCAAGTCGTGACGAAAAGAACAGAATGTGATACTATGAAGATTTTGATTAAAGCGATTCCACCCCACCGACAAAAAGTGCTTACCGCAGATGGTGAAGAAATGCGCCTTCAACGGTGGGCAAACAAAAAAGTCGCTAACGAACTTCGTGGTAATACAGGGGCTACAGTGTACCAAACAGCCGTCGCCGCAGGTGAACAGTTTACTCAAGCCCGTGACAAACTCATGTACGACGCTGTAGCGAACCCGGAGGAACACGGACTCAAG